ACCAACTATGGAGCATTCACTCACCTCCACCGGATGGGCATAAGCAACCAAATGCACTGACCCATTGAGAGCAAAACCCGCAACCCTTTATAACTTCGCACAAAAGACAGCACGCCATGAAGATAATCAGCAACAAGAAATACAAGGAGCTGCTCCAGATCAAGGGCTACTACGACGGCGACAACGCCGATAACGAGTACTTCAAACAGATCGCTGCCCAGCTGGTCGGCCTGCGCCTTCCCAACTTCACCGGCCTGGGACGCGAGGCAATCAAGAAAGCATACGAGACCATCGCCCCGGTGAACGGAGTCGTGGACTACATCGCCGACAACGTGGGAGAGGTGATGAAATATCTGGAGCTCCGGAAGCTCAAGCCAGACGGCAGCTACGACTACGTGGACAACCACTGGCTGCTGGACATCCTGCGCAAGCCCAACGACCGCTACAACCTGCGCCGCTTCGGAAAGGCCTGGGCCGTGAACAGGCTCCTCTTCGGAGACGCCTGGGTCTACGCGCCCATGACCGCGGGCAAGGACCGCAAGATAAACCCGAAGATCGGAATGTACGTGCTGCCCAGCCAGAAAGTGGCCGTGGACGCCGGCGGCCTGAACAAGCCCATGAAAGGAGTCAAGCTCATTGGCACAACCGGCGACGACATCGACATCGAGGGCAAGGTCTTCGAGAGCTTCGACTACAACCTGGACGATACCTCCTTCTTCGGGACCAGCAAGGTGGTGGCCGCAGCCGTCTACCTTTCCATCCTTGACAAGGGCATGAGGCGCCAGGACGTGGCGCTGGACAACGGAGGCGTCTCCGGCATCATCACCCCCAAGGCCGACAGCGAATACGGCATCAAGCCCCAGGACGCAGACGACGTCGAAAAGGACGTGAACAGCGCCGGCAACTTCAACAAGCTCAAAGCACTGCGCACGCCCATCGAGTACCACGCCATCGGAAACACCCCGGTGGACCTGGCCATCCTCGCATCACACAAAGAGGCAGTGACCGCCCTCTGCTTTGTCTACCGCCTGCCGGTGGACCTTTACTACGGCCAGGCCAAATACGAAAATGCCAAGGAGGCAAAGAAGACCATCTACGAGCAGCAGGCCATCCCGCTGGCGGAGGAATTCGCCCAGGACCTGCTCTCTTACTGCAAGCTGGACCAGGAGTTCGAGCTGGTCATCAACCGGGACGAGATCCCGGCCCTCCAGGAGAAACCCACCGAGGTGCTGGACCGCATCACCAAGATGCACGGCACCCTCAACGAGCTGCGAGAGGCAAACGGCTTCGATCCCATCGACGAGCCCTACGCCGACGAGCCCATCCTGCCTCTTGGCGTCCAGTTTGGAAACGAGACCTACGACATAGACGAGACCGCATCTCAACAGCCGAATGCTTAAAAAGCGACGCATAACAGCGGCAGAGCGAAAGCACCAAGACTACCTCCGCCGCAAAGGACTCAAGGTCGGGCACGTTTACGAGGCCCGGCTTTTGCGCGCCCGGGCCCACGAGGTGAAGCGAGTGCTGGACATCTGCGCCCAGTACGACAACCCGCAGCACTGGCCCGGCCTCATTGACACCTACCTGGACGAGACCGGCTACCTGCCCAAGTGGTGGAACGGCCTCTATCAGGACACCGGCCTGCCGATGTGCAAGAGCACGGCCCGCGACCTCAACCAGGCCAAAGCCGCGGAGGACGATATGCTCTGGCTGGGCAGCCTTCAGGACTACGCCGCCAATCGCGCCGGATCCGAAATCGTCATCGTCAGCGGCACCCTCCGAGAGACCCTCATCAACATCCTCCGGGACGAGATGGCAGAGGAATACGGCCTCGGCATTGAGAAGCTCACCAAGCGCATCTACAACAAGTACAAGGAGCTCGCAAAGTGGCAGGTCCGCCGCATCGCCCAGACGGAGTCCATGGTCGCAATGGCAGACGCCGCCAACATCGCAGCCGGCACACTGGACATCGGATTCACAAAGCAGTGGTGCATCAGCGGTCTGGGCAACACCCGGGACACCCACGAGATCATGGACGGCATCGAGGTGGACCAGACGGAGCCCTTCGAGCTGCCAGGCGGGATGCTCATGTACCCGCACGACGGAAGCCTCGGAGCCGACGCCGCGGAGATCATCAACTGCGCCTGTTGCTGCATCCGCCGGCCCAAGTGAGCAACCAAATGCACAGTAAAAAATCAGCATAACCACGGAACTCTTTATAATTTCGCACAAAAGACAGCACGCCATGAACAAAGAGACCCAATACAAGACCCACATCCACCAGGTCGAAATCAAGGCCAAGAGCGAGGACGGCAAGACCCTCCACATCAAGGCCTACGCCTGCGCCTTTGGGAATGTGGATAGCTGGGGAGACCTCATAGCTCCCACAGCCTGCGACGACTTCCTCAAGAGCGAGGACGCCAAGCGCATGAAGCTCTGCTACCAGCACGACTCGCACGAGGTCATCGGTGTGATCACCGACAAGGGAGTGGACGCCATCGGCCTCTGGTTCGAGGCGGACATCATCGACACCGCCACCGGCCTCGACGTCCAGAAGCTCATCAAGGCCGGCGCCATTGATGAGTTCTCCATCGGCTACTACGCAGACAAGTACCGCTACGAGAAGATGGACGGCTACGAATACGAGATCCGAGTCCTTGAGGCCATCACCATTGTGGAGGTCTCACCGGTGACCCGGGCCGCCAACCCCAAGGCCATCCTCCTGGACGCCAAGAGCGAAAAGGAAATGGCCTCCAGCTTGCAGACGATGGCGCCCGAGGACTTCCAAGCCCTCAAGACCGCCGTCGATAATGAATTTGCAAGGCGAGTGCTCGCCAGTTTATAAATTAACCATAACCCAATCCAGCCATGACTGAATTCGAAAAGAAAGCGGAAGAAATCCGCCAGAGCGCTGAGCAGGCCAAGGCCGATGCTCAGGCCGCCAAGGCTGAAGCAGCTGCCGCAAAGGCGGATGCCAAAGCCGCAAAGGACGAGCTCGCCAAAAAGGAAACCGAGCTCAAGACCGCCCAGGAGAACATCAACAACCTCGACGCCAGCGTCAAGGAACACGCCGCCACCATTGAGGAGCTCAAAAAGTCCCTCAAGGCCGCCAAGAGCGTAGGCTTTAAGGCCGCCTTCCGTGCTGCCCTCGAGGAGAAGAAAGAGGCCATCAAAAAGGCCATCGACTCCAAGACCGAAAAGTTCGAGGTCACCCTCGAGCTCAAGAGCGTCAGCGACATCGGCACCAGCCAGATCAGCCCCAACAACCGCCTCGGCATCGCCGACGATCCCACCATCTACGCCGCAGCCCCCGTGGCCAACGCATTCATCGTAGCCTTTGGCCTGCGCCCCCGCACCGCCAACAAGCTCGGATGGATCGAGTCCACCAAGCAGGCCGTCGTAGACTACGTGGCCGAGCTCGCACAGAACACCAACAAGAGCGACGTCTCCTTCAGCGAGAAGACCCGCGCATTCGGTAAGCTGGCCACCCTGATCCGCATCTCCACCGAATTCGAGGACTGGTTCGAGCAGCTCTACAACTACTGCGTGAACCAGGGCGTCCGCATGATCGAGGACAAGCTCGACGAGGAGATCTGGAAAGGCGTCGGCGCCGACTCCGGTGCAGGCACCAGCCCCAACAAGGTCTACGGTCTCAAGAGCCAGGCCACTGCCTTCTCCGCTCTTGCGGCTCACGCCGTTAAGAAAGCCAACGAAGCAGACGTCATCTTCGACGCCGTCGACCAGATCGGCAAGGAGGGCTTCCACGCCAACGCCGCCTTCGTGACCTGGGCTATTTTCCGCACCATCAAGTCCCTCAAGGACGAGAACGGAAACTACCTCTACGACAAGATCACCGGAATGCTCTCCGGCATTCGCATCTACCCGACCACCCGCCTCTCCTCCGGTGAGATCCTCGTGGCCGACACCAACGCCGCAGAGGTCTATGCTGGCAACAGCTTCGAGCTCGAGTTCATCCGCAACGGCGCCTACGACGCATACGACGTCTACTTCCGTAAGGCCGCGCAGACCAAGGTCCCGACTCCCAACAAGAAAGGCCTCATCTACGTCGCCAGCGTTGCGACCGCCATCACCGCTCTCGCCCCGAGCGCATAACCGCCCACCTCACCCCGGGAGCCGGATCGCCATCACCAGCTCCCTTTTTTCCCTTTAAGCATTGACACCGATGATACAGGTACGAATCATAGAAAGCGGAGAGCCGCAGACTGACCACCTCGAGCAGTTCAAACAATACGCATCAGTCCCTGACGACAGCAGGGATGGCGTGCTGCAGAAGATGCTCAAGAGGGCCATGCTTACCGTCCAGGAGCACTCGGACACCGCCCTCCTCCCTTGCAAGTTCGAACTGACCATCACCGACGTCAAGCCGGAAGACAGGATCCGCCTCTACCAAGGCGGCAAAACCGTCACCCGGGCAGAGGACCAGGACGGCCAGCCGGTCGAATTCACCCAGGAGGGAAGCAGCCTCCGGATCCGGAAGCGCTGCTCCACCCTCGTGGTCGTTTACGAGAACGAGGTCAATATCCCCGAGGCCGAGAAGCTGCAGCCAGTCGTCTGGCAGCTGGCCACGGCCATCTACGACGGAGAGAACCCCAAGGTCCAGGCTTCCATCTTGAAAACCACCTATGGACTATGAGACGAGACCCCCAGAACGCCCGCCGGTTCAATGACCGGATCCAGCTCACCCGGACCGTGGCCACCATCGACCCGATGAGTCACGCCGCCATGGGAGAGCCCGAGGTCGTGCTGGAGGTCTACGCCCAGGTCCGCCAGATGAGCGCCACGAAGACGATGCTCACCTTCCAACAGGCAGACGTCGTCGGAGTGGACATCGAGCTACGAAAGCCCGCCGTGGATTTCGACGGCATTATCTGGAGAGGACACGAGATCCACTTCCCTACACCAGAGGACGTGGACAACCGCGGGAGGTACCTGCGCGTCAGCGGCTGGTACCAAGCCGACAACCCCGTCCAGGAGGAGGAAGACTGATGGCCGGGCCTCTTTCCGTTGAGGGCCTCGACAAGCTGCTCCGGGCCTTTGACAAGACCGAAAAGTCCGTCAGGACAGCAGCAATGAAAGGGC